GAGGTTTAAGTGAAGTGGTTGAGGTATGTGTGTTGCTACGCTTTTTTTCTTAGCACACAGGTTATAGCAGACAGTAACTCTATGACCTTCTCCTTGCCAAGTGCGGGATACAGTAGCGGTACAGATAGTATTAGAGCCGGTGATTTAGATTGTAAGAATAGCATAGGTGGTACTACTAACTTTGAGTTAGGTATGACTGGAATAATAAATAATGCAGTCACACCAATTATAGGTAAAGAAGGAGAGAGACCACAAACTAAAGACATAGGTTTGTATGCTAGAATTATAATACCTTTAGATGGACCTAAAGAAAGAATTAATTGTAATACACTATACCAATTAGAATTACAACGTAGAAGGTTAGAAGTACAAAAACTTAAACAAGAAATAGAATATTTAAGGCAATTACAAGACGGTGAATTTGAAAACTGATGGCAGACCTAGAAGAATTAGTAAGTAAAGGCGAGGGCATAAAAGATAAGAAACTCAAACTGTTTGGTCTACGTTTAAGCGGTACGAGTATAGTCGCAGCATTTGCCTTTATTTCGACGGTTATTGGTACTCTATATGGTGGCTTTCTTATGTATCAGAAAGTCGAAGGAATCGCAAATTTAGACCTTGGAGCTATAGAGTCACAGATGAAAAAGACATCAAGTGATGTAGAAAGAATAGAACAACACGCTGATGCTATAAAGATAGAACTTAAAAAAGATATGACAGACCTAAGAAACAGTCAATGGTCTTTAGAATCTAAAGTAGATACTAAGTTACAATCGGTAGATACTAAACTTACTAACTATGATACAAAGTTAGATAGGTTTGAGATAAAAGTAGAGAAAACTAAAGAGGACATAAACAAACGGATACAAGAATCATTAGACAATCCACTAGCAAACTAAGGAGATATTATGGGATACGGTAAAACACCTTATAAAAAATCTAAAGGCAAGAAGAAGAAAAAGTAATGGCACTTACTAAAAGACAATTAGCTACTCTAGATAAACATAAAGAACACCATAGCAAGAAACATATGGAAGAGATGAAAAGGCTTATGAGAAAAGGCTTGAGTTTTACTGAGTCACATAGAGTAGCTATGAAAAATGTGGGGAAGTAAATGGAAGACGAGCTTAGAAGAATGCAAGTACAACTAGACAAACACGCAGGTCAAATAGCAAAGTTGTTTAGCAAAATTGACGACACAAACAAATGTATAGCTAAGATAAACACCTCACTATTACAAATTAAATGGGGCGTCTACGGTGCAATTATCTTTTATGTTATTGCAAACGTAGGTCTTATGGAAGCATTAGGAGTAGTATTATGATAGCACTTTTAACAAACATAGCACCTATAGCCTTAGGGTTTATTGGTAAGTTGTTTGCACTTAAAAGCCAAGCAGCAGCAGAAAATCAAAAGTTAATAATGCAACAGTTTGCAGTCAGAGACAAATCAATTAATGATGCTAGGTCCTCAGCAGACAAAGAAAGCCCAATGGCTGCTCTTAATAGACGAGTAATTATATTTGTTATATTATCTTTAATTATATTTACGCAAGTAGCTCCAGTGTTTTTTAACGTGCCTACTGTTGTGCCTACTGTAATTGAAGGAGCAAGTTTACTTGGCTTTGAACTTACACCGGATACAATAGAGTATGTTACAGTACAGGCAGGAGCAGTGCTTAAGTTTGATGAAGTGTTTGCTTGGGCTACAATGATTATAGAATTTTATTTTGGTGCACAATTAGCCAAGGGGAAATAATGACATATAGAGAACTAATAAATCAAGTATTAATAAGACTAAGAGAAGACACAGTAGCTTCTGATTGGTCTGGAGCTATTAACGATAGTTCTACAGTAAATGACTATCAGAAAGTTATAGGCTCTTTAATTAACGATGCTAAGAGAAGTATAGAGTCTTACCACGATTGGTTAGTTCTAAGGGAAACAGTTAATGTTTCTACTGTAGCAGCTACAAAAAATTATAACTTATCTTCTGGTCAAGAGTTTAAAGTGTTAGACGTAACTAACAATTCTACTGGTAATAGTTTGTCACCGGTGACACAACATTACATAAACAGTATTAAATACCCTACCGACCCTACAGGAGAACCTAGTTACTATGCTTTTAACGGGGCAGATAGTTCTAATAATCTTAAAGTAGATTTATCTCCTATACCTACAGAAGCACAGACAATATCTTTTGATATAGTTAAATATCAAGACGAATTAACCTCGTCTACTACAAGTATTAAGATACCGTCTAAGCCTGTAATCTTAGGTGCTTATGCTCGTGCAATAGCAGAGCGTGGAGAAGATGGAGGAACACAATCTTCTATAGCTGCACAAGAAGCAGCAAGCTCTTTAGCACAAGCGGTTATGTTAGACAGTGGAAATACTCAATATGAAAACGAATGGTTTGTAACTACTAATTACCAATAATGGCTAAGCAATTACAGTATCAGTCCTTAACTAACATAGGTCTTAACGGATTAAACACACAAGCTAATCCTGCGTCATTAGACCCATCTTATTTAACTAAGGCAGAAAATGTTGTGATTAGAGAATCAGGTCGTATATCTCTACGCAAAGGATTTAAACAAAAAGTAGCACCTAATGTTCCAGCTCCTGATGGGGTTGCTATTAAAAGTATTGTTGAGCATCAAGACGGTCAAGTTAAAAAAATATTTGCTAGTCACGGTACAAGTATATACACTGTAGATTTTACATCGCCTGATGCTGCGTTCCCTACTGGCAGTGCAGACACAAAACATACTGTTGCTAATACAGATGGCAGTTGGCAGTTTATAAACTTTAATGGTAGGCTTACTTGTCTACACGAAGACACAGTACCGCAAAGATATGATGGCTCTCAAGGCTCAGGTTCTAAGTGGGCAGCTTTTGATAATGCTACTAGACCTGCTACAGTAACGTCAGGAGAATTTAAACCTAGTTGTGGCGTAGGATTTTATGGGCGTATGTGGGTAGGTGGTGTAGAAGAAGAAAAAGATGTTTTACATTATTCTGCTTTGTTAGACTCTGACGATTACACTACAAGTAGTGGTGGCGGTTCTTTTGATTTAAAGAAAGTTTGGGGCAGAGATGACATAATAGCTATTGCTCCGTTTTATGGACAACTTGCTGTATTTGGTAAGAACAACATAGCTATATACGAAAGTCCTGATGTTGTAGGAAGTATGAAACTTAATGAGGTTATACGAGGAGTAGGTTGTGTAGCTAGAGATTCGGTACAACACATTGGAGATGATTTAGTATTTTTATCTTCTACTGGTCTTAGGTCATTAGCTCGTACATCTGAAAAAGATAAAGTACCTCTAACTGATTTATCAGTAAATGTTAAAGACACACTAATTAGAAACATAGGTCAGAGTACAGAAGTTAAGTCAGCTTATATAGAGAACGAAGGAATATATGTAATGACTTTTACTGCTAGTAACATTACTTATGTCTTTGACTTTAAACATTTAACTCCTAATCAAGCTCCTAGAATAACTACTTGGACATTTGATTTAGATAGAGAGCCTTCAAGCATAGCATATACAGATACTTATGGTATGTTAATAGGACAGAAAGATGGAAGCATTGCTATTTATGAAGGATATTACGATTCAGACCTAGCAGCTAATGGCACTACATACAGTTATGCTTCTTATACAGGTAGCTTTGAAACTACTTGGGTAAACCTAGGAGAATCTGTAGGTGCGTCTCTGTTAAAAAGATTATTTATGGTTATAGAAGGTGGCTCTGGTGCTAACCTAGCATTAAAATGGTATAAAGATTTTAGTTCTTCTCCGTCTAAAACTACAGCTATAACTTTAAATCCTACTACTACAGGTTCTACTGCTCTATGGGGAGCTAGTACATCTTTGTATGGAAATTCAGGAGTTACTTATAAACCTGTATATGGACTAACAGAATATAGAACACCACTTACAGGTTCAGCAAAAAATTTAAAAATATCTATAAGCATTCAAAGTAATGGTTATGATGCGTCTTTACAAGACTTAACACTTTTACATAAACAAGGGAAAATAAGATAATGGCAGACTATTCAAAAGTTATAGCTTGGTCAGGTAAAGATGCTTTAGCTGACTCAAGTGCAGCAAAAATAATATCAGGTGCAGATTTTCATACTGAGTTTACAGCAGTAGAAACAGCAGTAAATACTAAAGCAAACATTAATGGTAGTGCCTCAGAAGCATTTAGTGCAACTACTGCTTCAGCAGATACAAACACAACACAAGTAGCAACAACAGCTTATGTTCAGACTGAGATAGGTGCTGGCAAGAATGGACACGGTGATAGAACAGTAAGCACTTCTGCTGCAAGTGGTGGTTCTAACGGAGATATTTGGTATCAAGTAGCAAGTTAATATGACTTTAAAGATAAACGATTCTGGAACTTGGAAAGAACCTACAAAGGTTTCTGTTAAAGATGGCGGTGCTTGGAAAGAAGTATTAACTGCTAGTGTCAAAGATGGCGGTTCTTGGAAGCCTTTTTATCAAAGGAAATATACTTATACAGTTTCAAGTAATGTTAATAAATTAGATTTAGATACTGTACTTACTTCTGACCAAAAATTAGGTGATGTAGATGTAGTCATTAACTCTGGTGTTTATGTTTATTCAGACTCAACTAGCACCCCTGCCCTACTTACTGGAAATGGTGTAGCAGGTGTTCTTACTATTATTAACAATGGCTATATTTATGGAGCAGGAGGTTCAGGAGGAACTGGAGGTGGTTCTGCTGCAAATGGCTCGGCAGGTGGTAGTGGTGGCACAGCATTAAAATTAGAAAAAAACATTACTTTAGACAACAATGGCTCAATCCTCGGTGGAGGAGGTGGCGGTGGAGGAGGTGGTGGTTCGACTGATGACCAAAGTTTCTCTGACCGTGACCACGCTGGAGGTGGTGGAGGTGGTGGAGGTCAATCTTTTGGCTCTGCTGGTTCAAGAAACGCTGAATGTAGTGGCTCTGGATGTATAAGACAATCAGGTAACGGTGGAGCAGGAACTTTAACTGCTGCTGGCGGTGGTGGTATCGGTGCGATAGCAGGTGGAAGCCGAGGAACAACAACTGCTGGCTCTGGTGGTTCTGGAGGTTCAGTAGGTAATAATGGTTCTTCTGGACAAAGCGGTCAATCAGGTGATGGTACTGGTTCTGGAGGGTCAGGCGGTAGTGCAGGAACAGCAATAGACAATAACGGATTTACAACAGGAGATTAAATAATGATTGGAGCATTAATAAACGCAGGAGTTGGTCTTTTTGGTCAATACCAAGCGAGGAAAGACGCAAAAGACAGGCGTGCATATGCTGAACAGCAAAGGGAACTAGCATACGAAAGGTCACTACCTTGGAGTAGTAGAGGTCCTGCAGGCAACGTAGAATTTGACTCTGAGACTAAAGAGATGATTCAAACCTTAAATCCTGAGTATCAGGCTATGATGCAAGGATTCTTGGGCTCGTCTTCGATGGCAAATCAAGAGTTGCAGAATATGATGGGCGACCCTAATAAACTTGCACAAGAACAGTTTAAAATGTTTGAAGAGTTTAATGCTGATGCCTTTAATCAACAGAGACTTCAAGGACAAGAAGCTGCTATAGCACAAGGTAGGACTGGAACACAAGGTTACTATGACCAAATGGCTATTGAAGATGCTATCGGTAGAGATAGAATGAGAGGTCAAATGGCTGCTATAGGAACTGGTATGGACTACAGAAATATGCTTAGAGCCGAAGCACTTGGATTTGGTGCTGATGCTCGTGCTACTGCGGGTATGCTAAGACCACAAGCAGAATTAGGTCAAACAATAGGTGCAGGTGTTGATGTAAGAGCTAACACACAAGGAGTTAGAGAAGCAGCAGATGCCTACACAAAACTTAAACAGTCTCAAACAGCAGGTCTTTTAGAGCAAGTAGGAGAATATGACCTTGATGATTTTTATAGTATGTTTGATAAAAAAGGCGGTGGCGGTATGTTAGCTCCAAGTACACAGTCTGACGCTTACAGTGCTATGGGAGGCAGTTACGCGGGAAAGCTGTAGCCCCTAGTAATTCTAGGGGGACTAATGTTTATGGTGAAGAACATCAAATAGCTACAGCAGATGATGGGTACTTTACAGTTTTACCTCCTAGGCTTTTTTCTGATAGATTAAGTTTAGGTCAATACAACTTTTAAGGAATAATTATGGCAACAGGAATAACAGGTTTATTTAGTGCAGGAGACTTAGCTTCAGCAGAGAACCAATCTATGAGAGATAGAGCTATGGCAGTAGCTAAACTAGGAAAAGGTGAAGCAGGGGCGTATACTGCAGGTCTAGGTAGTGGTATGCTTATAGAAGGCTTGGCAGAAATGGCAGGTATGAAAACTAGAAATCAAAAGAAACAAGAAGATGTACAGAATATCTTATCTAGATACTCTACTGCTGACCAGAATGACCCTAAAGTTTTATTCTCTCTATCACAAGATTTTATACAAGCAGGCTATCCTGATTTTTCACAAAAATTTGCTGAGAGAGCTAGAACACTATCAGACACTTTAGCAGACAACAGAGTAAATCAGCAGTTAGCAGACGCAAAAACACAGACAGCAGCAACTGGTGCTAGGTATACTAAAAAACCAACTATTGAGGTAGGAAATCCTAATAATTCGTCACAAACTATAAGAATGCAGTTAAATCCAGATACTAACCAATATGAAGTTATGAAGGACGCAGATGGAAATCCTTATGTAACAGATAAATTTTCAACAGGTGAAGATGTTAATTTATCTACAGACTTTATGGCAGTAAAAGATGAGGACGGGAACATTATCGGAGCTACAGAAATTCCGGGTTCTCCTGCAGACAAAGCTGCAAAAGAATTAGAAAGGATAACAGCATTAAAAGAACAATTAACTATAGGTCAAGCAAATAATGTGTTAGAACTTGTAGATAGTGCTTTTGATATGTATAATGACAGAATGACAGAAGTTGGTAAAGGTGTTATAAAGTCTGATAGAGACGCTATATTTTCAGTAGAAGCAAAGGCATTAAGTGCTACAGGATATCCGGGAACTAAAAGAAAAAATATGGAAAACGCTATACTAGCTATAACGGCAAACATAGGTTTCGACAAACTACAGGCTATGAGAGAGGCGTCACCTACTGGAGGAGCATTAGGTCAAGTAGCAATACAAGAATTAGTAGCATTACAGGCATCATTAGGTAGCTTAAGTCTAGACCAACAACCTGAAGTTTTTTATGCTAACCTTGAAAAAATACAAGGACATTATAAAAATATGTTAATTCTTATGAGTGCTAAAGGAACAGAAGAAATAAAAGACTTAAAGTTATCAAGTACATATGAGGTAACAAAAGACCCTGTATCAGGAGAGCCTATAGTTACTTTAGTTGAGAAAAAACAAGAATCAGCATTTTAGGAGGTTAAATGTCAAATTTCTATGTAATAAAAAACACTCCGGGAGGAAAAACTTCAGCCGGTGTTCCTTACTCTGAATTTTCTAACGGAGAGTTCGCATATAGAATGTGGGAAAAACAAAAAGAAGACGCAGAAACTCCAGAAGATGCTATGCCTTTAGGTGTATGGGCAGATAGTGTAGGGTTAAGCAATGAGGATTTTAATGCTGCTTTTGAAATTGCAATGGGGGATAGTTTTGACCCTACAAATAGGAATATACCTAATGAATGGACTCCTAGTTTAGATGATAAAGCTAGGCTTGTTTTTCAAGGACAAACTTTTGGGTGGGGAGATGAAATACAAGGAGCTATGGGAGCTCTATCTGATATAGTAGCTGGAAAAGCAGGAGAAGAATCTTTTGCTGATTTATATTCTAAGTATAGAGACTCGGAAAGAGAGAGAATAAAAGAGTTTAGAACTAATCAACCTATGACAGCATTAAAATACGAATTAGGGGGTGCTGTAGTTAGTCCTGCGGGTATATTTAAAGCACCTAAAATAATAAAGCAAATGAAAACAGGAAAGCAAGCGATGGCTGCTTCTGGAAGTGTAGGTGCTGTTTATGGTGCAGGAACTTCTACTGAAGAATCTTTAGGAGGAGTAGCGGTAGACAGTATAACAACTGGAGTTGCAAGTAGTATTTTTGGTTTAGGGTTAGAAAAAACAATACCTTTAGTTGGTAAAGGAGCTGAAAAACTAAAAAACCTATTTAAAAAAAATAAAGAAAATCCAAGTATTACAAAACTAAGAGAATTAAAAAACACTGCTTATGAAAATGTAAAAACATCTTACGGTCTTTTTAATAATAAAGACTTTTCTGAAATGTTTAGTAAAGCAAATCAAATAGCTATAGAAGGACATCACACAGCAATAAAAGACAAAGGTGTTACTGCTGCTTTAAATGTTTTTAAGTCTTTAAAAGCAGGAAATAAAGAGTATACATTAATGCAGATGGATAACGTAAAGCAAGCATTGTCTACTTTATATAACAAACATCCAGAACAGAAAATGATTTTAGAAATGATGGATTTAGTGGACGACACTATAAAAGCAAAAGGCTCTCAGTTTCCTGAACTAGAAGCCGCTAGAGTTGCTAATAGTCTTTATAAAAAAGCAGAAAAATTAGACCAAGCATTTCAAGCTGTTAAAAGAACTAAAAGTGCTTTTAGTAAAATGTCCGATGTTGATTTATATAAAAATGCTGTCTTAAATATTTTAAATAATCCTAAATCTATGAAATATTTTTCTAATGCAGAGCAAAAAATAATGGAACAGTTTATAAAAGGAGGGATAATAGAAAGAACTATCCAAAGGACTGCTGAATTATCTCCAAATTCTAATAGATTCCTAACTATGTTAGCTTTTGCAGGTTCTTATCTCCATCCGGCTTTTTTAATTCCTACTGCAACGGGTTTTGTTGCTAGAAGAATAGCAGACCCCGCTATGAGAAATAAAGCTGATGAGTTAGTAAATACTATAGGTAAGCTACCTTCTAAAAAAGTAACTCCGGGTATGTCTCAAGCAGGAGGCGTATCAGGAGCAGTTTTAGGAGCAGACCAATGAACCCTAACTTAGCAGGACTATTTACTAATGTTATAAGAAAAGGCTCTAGAATGGTAGACGGTACATTAGAGTTTGTACAAAATAAACTCGATTATGATAAATCCGATGTAGATAACAAAGTTAAAGCTATTATGAATTTAGTAGACAGTGAAGGAAACAAGGTGTATCCTAATGCTGATAAAGATTTGTTATCTCACTACTTCGCTACGCAGAACCTAAAAGACAACGTAGGAGGTCCTTTAGCTTTAGCTGTAGGTGTAGGCAAAGAAATTGGAGATAGCCAGAGAGTGCCTTACTTCAATCCAGAAGAAGGTTATTTTAAAGGTAGCACCGGTTTCTCTGTAGATGACTTAGGTGCTAATGTTGCGGGAGGTACGGGTATGTCCTTTGATGAGGCATATCAGAGAGGATTGTTTACACATACTGAGACCGTACCACAGAATCAAGACTGGTCTAAATCGTCTCAATACGGATACGGTCAAGGTAAATTAGGTGAGGTAATAAATAAATTTAGTGATTAGTACGTTCTTCAAAAGATAGCAGACAATCATCTATATGTAGATAACCAACTTCTTTGTCTATCCATTGACTCCCTTTGAACTCAGTTTTCTCAGGGAGTTTTTTTATGTGCCATTTAAAATCATAACCATCTTCTTCACACTCTAAGTTAGCAGGGTCAAAGATATAAATAGTATGACTTCCGGGTTTGTTAGGCATTGATACTGCGTACCAAAACTCTAAATCGTTTTCTTCTGCAAAGTTCTTGTTCCAATCAAACTTAATCTTTTCAATTAAAGTGTCAGGATAATGTTTCTTCCTACATTTAATCTCTAGCATAATGCCGTGCTCTTTATCGAAAGCATCATACCTAGAGAACTTATCATCCATAGGTTCAAAATTATATTTCATACTGTTTAATGCTTTAATAACTTTGTCTTCATTCATACTATTTTCTCCAGTCGTTCTTCCATAAATCTCTAGGCTGAGTTTTTGTTAAACGTTTAACTTTTAATGAGTGGTATAACTTGGAAGTCCCATCCATACGGACGAGACCCCAAGTGTTTTTATTAGCCTTAGTCTTTGAGCTCATTGACTATATCTTTGTCAAGTAGCCTCCAAATGATAAGGGCTGCGATTATACCTGCCAATCCCCCATTGCCTAAGGTCCATACTATACCTAAAATAGAACCAATTACATCTCCTGTAAGGAAGGCTACCTTCGGACCGAAGATAATCTGTAATATAATTGATAAGCTAATTAATTTGATACCAACGTCAATCGCACCATCAGCACCGTTCTTTACTTTCTCTAACATATTTTACTCCTATATTAAATGTAAAACATCGGCTATACAAGCCACCCTTTCCTAAGAGCTTCTAGCCATATAACTACATAGACTAGACAACTCGTAGAAACTATTGTCGCTATTGCAAGTGTACAGTGTAAGAACATTTCTATTTTTTCTCTCATAGTTTCCACCCCGCACATAGCGATTCATCTTCTGATTTGCAAGTTAGTTGCTCATTCTTGTGCGTATCTATCTTTGTTTGAAACTCTGCACAACCTGTAAGCATTACAAACACTAAAGGTAAAATTATAAATATATAATAATATTTCATTCTATGTCCCTCTCTTCTTCTACCAAGTCAACAAGTTCACATACACTACCAGTACAAGCTAGTGTCTTAGAGCTTACTGTGTGGTCTGTTAGTTCATACTCACTAATCAAATCCCAATCTACAGCTTTAGGCATTCTCCAAGCTAATTCATCGTGTGTCTTCTTATCACACTCTTCATATGGTGCTTGTTGATATGTGTGGTCAGAGTGAGGTAGGAAACTTACACCTGATACTTCATCAAAGTGTTTGTATACCCACGCACCTACTTCCATCCACTCGTGTTCCCTAACACTAATAGTCACACTAGGCTTGTGCTCACAATAGTATCTTTGATACATAAGCCATAGCTCTAGCTGTTCGATAGCATTCCTCTCGTTCCTAGTTACAGCACCCTCAGGAGCTTTCATAGGGAAAGAGAATACCTTAACGCTGTTAGGTTTCATTACATCAGCCTCAGCAGGTATGCCTTGGTCTTCCATAAGTTGTGCTATAGGGTCTTTAGCGTCTGCTCTAACCCTACGGATATAGTAATCACTATGTCTAGTATGAATACCACTAGCACTATCAACTAACTGACTGACTGTACCACTAGGTTTAATAGCAGTAGTAGC